GGTATTTCGCGCGCGCGGCCTTTCTCTAGCGTCAGCGCTCAGCGGTACCAAACGGGTCTCACAGTGAGACAAAAGGGCATGGTCCCCCCAGCGGTTAAGCGGTTAACTAAGCTGAGTTAACTCAACGCTAGAGCCAACAACTGAGTGCTCGTCACGTTTTCCGAGTTTGCCGCAATCAAAGGGTGCTCAAAGGCGGCAGTCACTGGAGCTATCCGTTCACGCATCGCCGCGGCCGTTGTTGAGAAGGACGGCAAGCGATGGCTGGACCGCGACCTGGCGCTGGAGCTGTGGCGCAAGAACACCAAGGCAACGCACAACGCGAAGGTGAGCCAGGCGGATCCGGTAGAAATAGAGCTGCCGGCGAGTCCGAAGGAGCTGAAGCGGGCGATCGAGGCGCTGCCGGATGATGCAATCCCGGATCTCAACGAGAGTCGCGCGAGACGCGAGCACTACCAAGCGGAGCTGGCGAAGCTGCAGGTGGCGCAGCAGCGCAAGGAGCTAGTGCCGGCGGAGGAGGTGAAGAAGCAGGCGTTTCAGGTTGGACGCAGCGTGAGAGAGGCGCTGAGTAACTTGGCCGATCGGCTGAGCCACCAGCTGGCGGGCGAGACGGACCCGACGGTGATCCATCAGCTGCTCAGTGATGAGCATCGTGATGCGTTGCTGGCGCTGGTGGAGGCAGACCAATGAGCGTGTGGCAGACCGCGTTCATGGATGGGCTGCGGCCCGAGCCGGCGCTGACGGTAAGCGAGTGGGCGGATAAGCACCGGCGGCTGAGTAGCAAGGCATCGGCGGAGCCTGGACCGTGGCGGACGGGAAGGACTCCTTACTTGCGGGAGCCGATGGACTGCCTGAGCACGACCAGCAGCGTGCAGCGGGTGGTGATGATGTTCGCGGCGCAGACGGGCAAGACCGAGAGTGGCAGCAACTGGCTGGGCTATGTGATCGCGCACGCGCCTGGGCCGATGCTGCTGGTGCAGCCGACGGTGGAGATGGCCAAGAGGCTGAGCAAGCAGCGGCTGGAGTCGCTGGTCAGCGAGACGCCGGTGCTGGCGGAGAAGATCGCACCGGCCCGCAGCCGGGACTCGGGCAACACGATGTTCGCCAAGGAGTTTCCGGGCGGGATGATGCTGCTGACCGGGGCCAATAGCGCGACCGGCCTGCGCTCGACACCGTGCCGCTACATCTTCATGGACGAGGTGGATGCGTTCCCGCTGGATGTGGATGGTGAGGGCGATCCGGTGAGTTTGGCGGAGAAGCGGGCCACGACATTTGCGCGGCGCAAGATCCTGCTCACCAGCACGCCGACCGTGAAGGACTTCAGCCGGATCGAGGCGGAGTATCAGCGCAGCGACCAACGGCGGTTTTATGTGCCGTGCCCGAGCTGCGGTGAGATGCAATGGCTGAAGTGGCCGCAGCTGAAGTGGGAAAAGAACGACCCGGCGACGGCGGTGTACGAGTGCGAGCACTGCCGCGAGCGGTTTGCTGAGATCCACAAGCCGGCGCTGCTGCGGCAGGGCGAGTGGCGCGCGACGGCACCGAGCGATGGCAAGACTGCGGGCTTCCAGCTGAGCGGGCTGTATTCACCGCTGGGGTGGTTGAGCTGGGCCGACATGGTGGACGACTTTTTGCGGGCCAAGGCTGATGCGCCGATGCTGAAGTCGTTCGTCAACACCCGGCTGGCGGAGACCTGGGAGGAGGACTTTGCCAGCAAGGTGAGCGCCGATGCGCTGCTGCAGCGGTGTGAGGCGTACAAGCCGGGCGTGGTGCCAGAGGGCGCGCTGGCGGTGACGATCGGCGTGGACGTGCAGGGCGGCGGTGGATCTGCTGGTGATCGCCTGGCGGTGAGCGTGTGGGCGTGGGGCCGTGATGAGGAGGGCTGGCTGATTGACCACCAGGAGATTGCGGGCGACCCGTGCCGGCCGGAGGTGTGGAAACAGCTGGACGTGCTTGTGTTGCACGAATGGGAGCACGCGAGCGGCGGCAAGCTGCGGGCGGATGTGGTGGCAGTGGACTCGGGCGGCCACGCGACGGCGGAGACTTACCAGTACGCCAGGGAGCGGCAGGCGCAGGGCGTGATCGCCATCAAGGGCCAGAGCCAGCGTGGCAAGCCACCGATCGGCAAACCGACCAAGGTGGACATCAACGCGAAGGGGCAGACGCTGAAGCGTGGCGCGCTGGTCTACCCGGTGGGTGGCGACACGGTGAAGACCACGCTGTTCGGGCGGCTGAAGCACAACGAGCCGGGGCCGGGCTATCTGCACTTTCATGCGCAGACCGGCGGTGAGTATTTTGAGCAGCTGACGGCAGAGAAGCAGGCGCTCCGGTATGTGAAGGGCTTCCCCGTAAGGGAGTGGGTGAAGAAACCAAGCGCAAGGAACGAGGCTCTGGACTGCATGGTCTACGCCTATGCGGCGTTAAATCGGCTTTATCAGCGGTACGACCGGCGAACAATCTGGGATCAGCTGGACAAGCGCCTGCAAAATGGAGATGCCGAGCAACGCAAGCCCCGCCTAAGATCGGGAGGAGCCGCGCCGTCGGCGTTCGTCAGCAACTGGTGAGGCCGTGAACTTCCCTGCGCGGATAACTGAAGGCGATACGGTCAAGTGGCGCGACGATGCCAGCACCGATGTGTTTGGCAATCCGATCGGCAGCGGTAACGGCTGGACGCTGACCTACTACTTCCGCTTCAACCGCAACAACCACGGTGCCACCGCGGTGGGCACTGCCTATGGGCAGGGCTGGGAGTTCAGCCTGACGGCCGCGACGACCGAGGGCTTCCACGCGGATGACACCGGCTACTGGCAGGCGGTAGCGACCAAGGCGGGTGAGACGGTAACGCTGGGCTCGGGCCAGTTCCAGATCGAGGCCAACCTGGCCTATGTCGGCACACCGGCGGCGTTCGACAACCGCAGCCAGGCGCAGAAAGACCTTGAAGCGGTGCAAGCTGCCATCCGCGCAATGATCTCGGGCGGCGCTGTTGCCGAGTACACGATCGGCAGCCGGCGGCTGAAGAAGATGGAGATGGCCGACCTGCTGACGCTGGAAGGCAAACTCAAGGCGGAGGTAAAGCGCGAACAAGCGGCGACAATGATGGCTAACGGGCTTGGAAGCCCACATAACTTGTTCGTGAGGTTCTGATGGGCGTCCGCAGCGCGATCATGGGCTGGCTGCAGCGCGGCACACCCGAGCCGGTCAAGCCTGTGCGGCGCCGGATGTATGAGGGCGCGAAGTTCAGCCGGCTGACGGCGGACTGGGTGACGGGCAACACCAGCGCCGACAGCGAGGTGTACGGGTCAGCGCAGAAGCTGCGCGACCGTGCGCGGCAGCTGTGCCGGGATAACGACTACGCCCGCCAAGCGCTGCGTGCCATCGAGGGCAACGTGGTGGGCCAGGGCATCCCGTTCCAGTCGCAGGTGCGGATGCTGCGCGGCGGCCGGCTTGATGCTGGCGTGAACGACCAGATTGAGAACGCATGGCGCCAGTGGACCAAGGCGAAGCACTGCCACACCGGCGGCAAGCTGACGTTCCATGACATCGAGCGGCTTGCGGTGCGGGCCTGCGCCGAGTCGGGCGAGGTGTTCATCCGACTGGTGAAGCAACCGTTCGGCGGCTCAGCTGTGCCGCTGGCGTTGGAGGTGCTGGAGGCCGACCTGCTCGATGACGGGCTGAACGGCCGCAGCCAGCAGGGCAACGAGATCCGCATGGGCGTGGAGGTAGACACTTGGGGCCGCCCGGTGGCGTATCACTTCTTGGCCTACCACCCCGGCGACTACCAATTCAGCAACCAGCAGATCAGCACGCAGCGCCACAAGCGCGTGCCGGCCGAGGAGGTGATCCACCTTTACCGGATGGAACGCCCCGGAATGACCCGCGGCATCACATGGTTCGCCAGCGCGATCCAGCGGCTGCATCACCTGCAGGGCTATGAGCAGGCCGAGATCGTGCGGGCACGGGCCAGCAGCGCGCTGATGGGCTTCATCACCAGCCCTGAGGGCGAGCTGATGGGCGATGAGGTGATGGAAGGCGAGCGCGTCTCATCGTTCGAGCCTGGTGTCTTCAAGTACCTGGCGCCGGGCGAGAGCGTGACGGTGCCGCAGCTCGATGCGCCCGATGGCCAGTTTGAGCCGTTCCTGCGCGCCATGCTGCGCGCCATGGCGGCCGGCATCGGCTGCAGCTACGAGACCGTCAGCCGCGACTTCAGTCAGACCAACTACAGCAGCAGCCGGCTGAGCCTGCTGGAGGACCGCGACCACTGGCGGATCCTGCAGAACTGGCTGGTCGAGAACCTGCACCAGCGGGTGTTCGACGTGTGGCTGGACATGGCGGTGCTGAGTGGTGCGCTGCCGCTGGCCAACTACGAGATCCAGTCCGAGCGCTACAAGGCAGTGCGCTGGATGCCACGCGGCTGGGCGTGGGTGGATCCGGCCAAGGAGGTTGACGCCTACGCGATGGCGGTGCGCAACGGCTTCAAGACGCTGGCCGAGGTGGTTGCTGAGCAGGGCGGCGACCTTGAGGAGCTGATGCGCGCACGCCGGCAGGAGCTGGATGAAGCGGAGGCGCTGGACCTGAAGTTCGACACCGACCCCGGCGCTGACGCAGCGCCTGCAGTTAATCCGCAGCCGACCACCGATAATGTGACAGACAACCCGGACAACACCGATGGATCTATCGCGTGACCTAGAAGGGCAACTGTTGAAGCGCTCTGAGGTTGCTGACTTCACGGTCAGCGATGACGAGCGCAGCATCGAGTTCCCCTTTTCCAGCGAGTTCCCTGTGGCTCGCTACTTCGGCAACGAAGTGCTGCAGCACGATGATCGCAGCGTGGACCTGAGCCGGCTGAATGATTCGGCGCCGCTGCTGTTCAACCACGATCCCGACAAGGTGATCGGCGTGGTGGAGCGTGCTTGGATCGACGGGCAGAAGAAGCGTGGCTATGCCACGGTGAAGTTCAGCCGCAATGCCTTCGCACAGGAGGTGCTGGCTGATGTGCGCGACGGCGTTCTGCGCAACGTTTCGTTCGGCTACGCAATCAACGAAATGGAGCAAAGAGGCAGCGGCGACTTCGTTGCTACCAGCTGGGCTCCTTACGAGATTTGCGTGGTTAGCATACCTGCAGACCCCACTGTGGGTATGGGTCGGTCTCTTGAGACCGATCCTGCGGCCCCAGCCGCATCACCAACCCCCGAAACAGAACCTGAGGTTCCGATGGAAAACACCCCCGACATCTCGGCGGTGCGGGCTGAAGCGGCTGCTGAGGCTGCCAAAGCCGAGCGCGCCCGCATCAGTGGCATCACCGCCCTGACTGAAAAGCACGGCATGTCTGATCTTGGCCGTCAGCTGATCGAAGGTGGCCGCAGCCTTGATGAGGCTCGCGCTGCTGTCCTCGACAAGCTGGGCGCCAAGGTTGAGCCCGTGAGCGAGAAGGCCACCGACATCGGCATGTCCGAGAAAGAGGTGCGCGAGTTCTCCTTCCAGCGCGCCATCAACGCTCTGGCCAACCCCAACGATCGCAAGCTGTGGGAAGCCGCTGCCTTCGAGCGTGAGTGCTCCGAGGCCGCTTCCACCAAGGCTGGCAAGACCGCTCAGGGCATCATGGTGCCCAACGAGGTGCTGCGCCGCGACCTGACCGTGGGCTCTGCCTCGGCCGCTGGTGATCTGGTCGGCACCGACTTCCGCCCCGGTTCGTTCATCGAGCTGCTGCGCAACCGCTCTGCTCTCGCCGGCCTGGGCGTGACCAGCCTGACCGGCCTGAGCGGCAACGTGGCGATCCCCCGCCAGACCGGCGCTGCCACCGCCTACTGGGTGGCTGAGTCCGGTGCTCCCACCGAGAGCAACCAGACCGTCGACCAGGTAAACCTCAGCCCGAAGACGGTTGGCGCCTTCACTGACTACAGCAGAAAGCTGATGCTGCAGTCCAGCATCGACGTGGAGCAGATGATCCGCCAGGATCTCGCCACCGTGCTGGCTCTGGAGATCGACCGCGTGGGCCTCTACGGCCTGGGCAACAGCAACCAGCCCCTGGGCGTGAAGCTGACCACCGGCATCAACACCAAGGACTTCGCCGCCAACACCCCGACCTACGCCGAGGTGGTGGAGATGGAGAGCCTGATCGCTGCCGACAACGCCGACATCGGCGCCATGGCCTACCTGATGAACGCCTCCATGCGCGGCGCTCTGAAGACCAAGGACAAGGGCACCGACACCGGCGCCTATGTGTTTGAGCCCGGCGGCACCGTCAACGGCTACAACGCAGTGGTGAGCAACCAGGTCGCCAGCAACGATCTGTTCTTCGCCGTGTGGTCGCAGTTGATCATGGCCATGTGGTCTGGTCTGGATCTGACCGTGGATCCTTACACCCACAGCACCAGCGGCACCGTGCGCGTGGTGGCTCTGCAGGACGTGGACTTCGGTGTGCGTCATCCCGAGAGCTTCTGCCGCGGCAACAACACCCTCTGATCTGATGGAGGCGGGGCGGCTTAACGGCCGCCCCTAACCAGCATGGACATTGAGATCCTGAAGACCACGATGGTGGGCGGGCAGCTTGTAAGAGCTGGGGCAAAGGTGGCGGCCACCGCTGCTGATGCACGCCTGCTGATCGGGATTGGCAAGGCGGTTGCGGCCAGCATTGCTGCCGAGTTCGCGCCTGAGCCTGAGCCTGAGCCGGTAGTGGCTCCCAAACGCAAACCCCGCACTAGGTGAACCAAATGGCGATCTTCCAGCAAACCCTTGAGAAGCTGCAGCACTTCACGCTGCTGGCCACCACCACCATCACCGGCACCGGCGACCAGACCGGCGTTGACCTCCTTGAGTACGACGGCGACATTCAGATCATCCTGTCCGGCACTGCTGCTGGCGCTGGCGCTGATCTGACCTTCCGCATCGAGGAGTCGGACGACAACAGCACCTTCACCGCCGTGACCGGTGGCAGCTTCACCGCTATCGGCAACACTGCCGCCAAGCAGGTGAAGACCCTGAACCGTGATGAGCTGAAGCGCTACATCCGTCTGAGCTGCACCGCTGAGACCGGCACCGCTTCTAGCGCTGTGACCTGCTTCGGCTACGGCCTGAAGAAGTACGGCTGATGGCGATCACCGAGGATCTAAACCTGTTCCTCAACGACTTTGGCGTCAGCTGCACGGCTGGCGCCATTTCGGCATTGGGCGTGCTCGACATGCCCACGCAGGTACTGGCCGGTGAGATGGTGCTGAGCACCGACTACACGCTGACGGCGCGGGCTGCTGATTTTGGCGCCTTGAAATACGGCGACAGCATCACAGTGGCGACGGTGGCCTACACGGTGCGCGAGACCCGGCTGATTGATGACGGCGCTTTCGTCGAGATTGGATTGCAAAAGACATGAGCAGCCCCATCAAGGTGAACACCAGAGCTGCTTGGGCGGCGCAGAACCCGCGCCTCCTTCTTGGCGAGCTTGGACAGGAGAAGGACACCGGCAATTTGAAGATCGGCAACGGAAAGCAGAGCTGGAATGACCTGCCGTATCACGGCTGCCCTGGCTACTGGGGATCATTCTGGGATTCGACCTCTCAGATAGCGGCTGCGATCAACACCCCGCAAGCGATCTTACTGCGCGCTGGTGACTCCAACAGCCGTGGCGTTTCTATCGCGTCGTCTGGCCGGATCACAGTGGCGCATCCGGGCGTTTATAGCCTGACTTTTTCGATCCAATTTAGCAACAGCGATAGCTCGATTCACGACGTGAACGTCTGGCTGCGGAAGAACGACAGCGGAACCAGCGGTGACGTTCCAGATACTGATAGCCGCTTCAGCGTGATCGCGCGACATGGCAGCATCGACGGGAATATAATTGGCACAGTGAACTATGTGCTGCCACTGGCCGGATCTGACTATCTTGAGCTGATGTGGGCCACGACCAACTTGGCTGCCTACATTCACGCTGAGCCATCTGGGGCCACGCACCCAGCAATCCCCGGCATTATCTGCACAGTGGTTCAGGTGGCATCAGCATGACAACCCGGCGCGAAACGATCCTGGCTGCAGTGCGCACAGCGCTGACCAACACCACCGGCGTCAGCACGCGGATCTATCGCAGCAGGGTGGAGCCAATGGCACGGGCTGAAAGCCCTGCGATTGTGATCGAGCCGGTGAACGACACCGCCGAGCAGAACACCAGCCTGCCCACGCTGGACTGGAGCCTGACGGTGCGCATCAGCGTGATCGTGCGCGGCGCCATCCCTGACCAGCTGGCGGACCCCACGGTGGAGAGCCTGCACAGCAAGCTGATGGCGGACCTGACACTGGGCGGCGTGGCGATGGACATCAGGCCGCAGAGCGTGAACTTTGAACTGGTCGAGGCAGATCAACCAGCTGGCGTGATCAGCTGCGATTACTTGATCCGCTATCGGACCGACAACGCTAACCTCGCAACAGCGTGATGGCTACGATGGACGAGTATCACGGACAGGGAGGCACCTACCTCCTGAACCCGAAAACCGGCAAGCGGAAGCTCATTGAGCGGACAGAGCCGGCACAACCCTCCCAACCTGACGAGGTAAAGAGCAATGCCGCTCCTGAGCCGCAAGCGCCTGATTCTGGCAAAGACTGAAAGCACCTACGGCACGGATCCCACCCCCACCGGTGCGTCCAATGCCATCTTGGTGCGCAACCTTGAGATCACCCCGCTGCAGGCTGAGACGGTCAGCCGCGACCTGATCCGCCCATACCTCGGTGTGAGCGATCAGCTGCTTGCGCAGACCCGCGTTGAGGTGAGCTTCGAGGTTGAGCTGGCCGGCTCCGGCACCGCCGGCACTGCCCCGGCCTACGGCCCGGTGCTGAAGGCTTGCGGCCTCTCCGAGACCGTGGTGGCCACCACCAGCGTGACCTACGCGCCAGTGAGCGCCAGCTTCAGCAGCTGCACCATCTACTTCCACAACGACGGCATCCGCCACAAGGTGACCGGTTGCCGTGGCTCGTGGAGCCTCAGCGCGGAGGTGGGAGCCATCCCGTTCATCACTTTCACGATGACCGGGATCTACAACGCCCCGACCGACGAGGCACTGCCCGCGCCAACCTACGCCAACCAGGCTGCCCCGCTGATCTTCAAGAACGGCAACACCAGCAACTTCTCGATCTTCAGCTACAGCGGTTGCCTGCAGAGCCTGAACTTCGATCTGGCCAACGAGACCGTTTACCGCGAGCTGGTGGGCTGCACCAAAGAAGTGCTGATCACCAACCGCGGTCCTAATGGCACCGTGGTGATCGAGGCGCCCAGCATCGCCACCAAGGACTTTTTCACGATCGCCAACGGTTCCAGCACTGGCAGCATCAGCTTCCAGCACGGCGCCACAGCTGGCAACATCGTGACGTTCACCACCGCTCAGTCCGACATCGGCAGCCCGACCTACTCTGACCAG